ATGCATTAAATCAATCTACAACAACAAGAGATGGATTTAAGGTAGGATTTAATGATGAAGGAGGAGCAAGTAGATTTTTCTATTGTCCTAAAGCAAGTAAGAAAGATAGAGACGAAGGAAACATACACCCAACAGTTAAACCAACCGACTTAATGAAATACTTAATTCGTTTAGTCACGCCGAAAGATGGTATAGTATTAGACCCGTTTATGGGTAGTGGTAGCACGGGCAAAGCAGCAATGCAAGAAGGTATGTGGTTTGTTGGAATAGAAAGAGAGAGGGAGTATTTTGAGATTGCAAAACAAAGAATAGAGTATGAAGCGGATAAAAGAAAGTTTTGGTAAGTATCCTATAATACCTCTACTACTTGCATATCTCCTCACCCTGACATTATGTATTGCATGGGAGGTATATACTACAAAATAAAGTAAGTGTTGTTATAAAGATAGTAAAATACAATGAAGATACTATATGGCATTCGTTAAAGGAGATACAAGAATAAATTTAAATGGCAGACCAAAAGGTGCACTGAATAGAACAACAGAACAAATGCGTCTAACTATAAATCGTGCAGTAAACAATACACTCAATACAATACAATCAGATTTAGAGGAATTAAAAAAGACTGACCCTGTTAAAGCATTAGAGTTATCAATGAGACTAATGGAATATGCAATGCCTAAGATGAGGTCAATAGATTTGAAAGGTAGTATAGAGGTAGACCAAAGAATACATCAAGTAAGTGTAAATATAAACAGAACGGGTAGTGAACTTAGAGATTAACACAACTATTACATTTGAAAACCTAATTGATAGCAAGACTAGAGTTACACAACACATAGGAGGAACGAGAAGTGGTAAGACATATGCTATATTGCAATTCCTGATAGTAAAAGGAATAGAAAATAAAGAAACAATAACAATAGTAAGAAAGACAATACCCTCTCTTAAAAGAACTGTAATAAAGGATTTTAAGGATATCTTACAGGGACTAAACATATGGCAAGATGAAAACTATAATATTACTGACCGCATCTATAATTTGTACGATTCTACTATTCAATTCCTCTCTACTGATGATGCTGATAAGTTACGTGGTATTAAATCTACTATACTATTTGTTGATGAGGCAAGTGAGATTGATGAGGAAAGTTATTTTCAGTTATCTATTAGAACTTCAGGCAACATCATACTTGCTTATAACCCGACCATTAGTCCTTACCATTGGATTAGACAGATGCAAGATTGTGAAAGATTTGTAACAACATACAAAGATAATCCTTACTTGCCAAAAGAAATGGTTAAAGCAATTGAGGAATTAAAATTAACTAATTTAAAATATTATAAAATATATGGCCAGGGTGAATTCGCTCCGAATGATAAAGCAATATTTGAGTTTGACATATGCGATGATATTGAAGCTGATTTTATTTGTTTTGGGTTTGACGTTGGTTATTCTAATGACCCCGCTTGTCTTGTGGCAATTTATAAAAATAGTGATACTTTATATTTGGAGGAACTCATATATGAGACGGGTATGGTTACAAAAGATATAATAGATAGGTTTCATAAATTAGAAATAGATAAATCACAAACTATATGGTGTGATAGCAGTGAACCAAGACTGATAGAGGAATTATATCGTAGTGGGTTTAATACGAAGCCGGTAGTGAAAGGTAAAGATAGTATTAACTTTGGTATATCAGTAATGAAGAACTATAAGATAAAGATACTTAAAACCTCACAGAATTTAATTAACGAGATGTATGCTTACCAATATGAAACAGATAAGCATGGTTATACTACTGACAGACCTGAAGGTGGATTAGACCATGCAATAGATGCAGCAAGGTATGGATGTATGATGTCTCTATCACAGAAAGCAGTAAACAAAGGCACATATGCAATCTCAATCGGAAAATATAAATACTAGAGAAAACTTATGGAACTCTACCGAAATTAAAGAGTTGATAGAGTATGCTAGACATTTGCAAGCAGAAAATGAGGATTTACAAGCAAAAATGATAATGATGCAAGCAAAGTTAAACAACGAAGAAGCAAAGGTTAGACAAATGAATAACGCAATAAAACAAATGATATATGGTCAAGGAGGTAACGCTTAATATCCCTACAAGTTATGGTGATATAAGTTTAAAGAAATGGTTAGAGTTTCAAAAGCAATTAAAGAACTATGAAGATAATGAAGATGCAATAACTGCATTAATGTTATCTTACTTATGTGGATTAGATACTGAATACATATCAGGTATAGCAGTAGCAGATTATGCAATGCTTAGAAATGAATTAAGTAAGTTTATAAACAATACTGAATTACCATTACAAAAATTTATTTACATAGATGGTGTTGAGTATGGATTTGAACCTAATTTATCTAATATGTCTTATGGTGCATTTGCAGACATAACAAAGTTTAATACAATAACAATAGATGATAATTGGGCAAAGATAATGTCAATACTATACAGACCAGTTATAAAGAAAGTAGGAGACACATATACTATTAAAACATACACAGGCGACATAGACCATAAACCATTTTTAGAATTAGGTATGGATATTCACTTTGGTTGTTTGTTTTTTTTTGTAAATTTGTCAACGGACTTACTGAATTCTATCCTGAAATCTATGACGCAGATGGAGTTGCCTCTCAACATCAAGTCAACTTTAGTAAAAAGTGGGGAGCATATCAAGCAATTATTGAACTTGCAAACGGAGATATCCTCAAGATTAACGAAGTTGTAGAAGAACCATTGGAAAAATGTTTATTATATCTTTCTTTTAAAGCAGATAAAATACATTTAGAAAATCTATTACATAACGAAGCAATGAAGAAAGTTAGATAATAACATTTTCATTTATAGTTGTTATTACTAAAAACACATTATGGCTAGACAATGGTCAAATTCAGGCAATGGTAATTTAAGATACTCTGTTAATAGACAGAATCAATCTGGTATTTACATAGGGCCAACAAGAGGATTAAGTTCACCAAAGAATAGTAGAAGAGGATGTTTGTGTATTGAAAAGAATACATACTCTGTTAGTTGCTGTGATGGTGCATTGATACAACAAGGAATAGGACAAATTGAATCTCCTTTTGTAGAAAATGGTTCGTTTAGTTCAGGTTATGATGATGGATACCAAATAGATTAAAATTAAAATATACAAATGTCAGCAATATCAAAACAAGCTTTAGTAGTAGATAATAGTCAATCATTCCCAAATAATAATGCCGGTGCAATTACACCTACTGCATTAAGGGATTTTAATACTAATATGATAGACTCAAATGTCAATCAAACTGAATACAATACAAATAGTGGAAGTTGGAATGTATCTATTAGTAATTTAAATACTTTTACTTCGTCTCAACAACCTACATTTAATGCATTGAATTCATTTACTGCAAGTCAGTTAACAATCAATACAGGTGTTAATCAGTTTACTCAAAGTGCCAATGCAAGTATTAATAGATTGGACACATTCAGTTCTTCTTTTAATACATACACTGCTTCAATAAATCAGATACAATCAAATGGTGTAGCATTAGGATATTCAACAAGATTTAATTTAGTTGGACCTGGAACATTCTTTTCAGCATCATTAGTACAAAATGTAGGAGGGACAATTGCTACTTTGACATTTACTTCTGATAATGCAAAATTGAATACCAGTTCTTTTAATGATTATACTGCATCAACTGCAGCGACCCAATCAGTATTTAGTGCATCAGTTGCAACATCTTTTAGTTCAAGTAATGCAACATTTACCGCATTCAGTGCTTCACAGAATAGTTTTAATCTATCTGCAACTGCAAGTATCGTTGAGTTATTAAACTTATCATCATCATTAAGTGGTGGATATGCAACTCAAGGTGAATTAGACCAATCTGCATCTGTATTACAGGCAAACATTGATACGAAATTAAATACATCTTCGTTTAATGCATATACACAAAGCACTAATAATACAATTGCAACTCTAACAACCACTGCATCTTTTAATTCATACACTGCATCTCAAGCAACAGTCAATAGTGGATATAATTCATACACTGCATCTAATAATACTAAATGGGATACAATTGGATTATTAACAGGCTCATATGCAACAACAGGTAGTAATGTATTTACCGGTTCTCAAACAATTACAGGTAGTATATATGGAAATATAATATCAGCAAGTATAGTAAGTTTAACTGCAAGTTTAGATTTAAGTAAAGGTAATTTCTTTACTTTAACATTAGTATCAGGCAGTACAACAAATTTAACTACAACAAATATAAAAGCGGGTCAAACTATAAATTTATTAGTAACACAACCATCTGTTGGGTTTGGAAGTTTATCATATAATACCGCAATTGCATTTCCACAATTTAATATATACTCTCCAACTACTCAATCAGGTAGTGTAGATATAGTAACTTTTGTAACATTTGATACTGCTAAAATTTATGCAACTGCAGTTAAAAATTTAGTATAATGAGATTTACACCATTTTCATTTTTAGGAGGAGATAGTAATGCAAGTGCATCGTTAAGTATAACAAACGCAATATCAGGAACATTTACATCCGGTTCTGACACTTATGGATATTTAAAATTCACAGGGTCAGGACAATTGAATATAACTACTGGTGCATTACCTTATGTTAATATATTTTTAGTAGGTGGTGGCTCAGGTGGTAGAACACAAGAAGTGGGTAGACCTAATGGACATGGTGGTGGAGGAGGTGGATTATTATTTACTTCATCATTAACTTTAAATGCAGGTTTATATACAATTAATGTAGGAACTGGAAGTTTTCAAAATTATGATGGTGGTTCATCATCAGTAATATGTGATGCAAGAGGAATTAATATAGGAGTAGATGGAGGAAAATTTGATGGAACATCTGGTTACCCATCATATAATGTTAAAGGTGGATATGGTGCCGGTGCTGCAGGCGGTGGTGGTGGTTTAGGAAGTGTAGGACAAAGTGGTAGTTTAGGTATAACTTATATAGGTGGTAATGGTGGTACAGGTTTAGCATATACAATTATAGGGTCATCATCTTTTTGGGGAGCAGGTGGCGGTGGTGGTGGATGTAAAGAGGGTGTTCCATATAATGGAACAGGTGGAACAGGTGGTAGTGGAATTGGTGGAAATGGCCAAAGTACAGCTGCAGGTAATGCATATGGTGGTACTGCGGGTGTTACAAATACAGGTGCGGGTGGCGGCGGTGAAGCAAATGATAGTGGTGGAAGTGAACCAGGCGGTAGTGGTATAGTAATTATCACATATAAATTATAAAACAAAAATAACTATTTTTTAAACAACCTTTGTTATTAAAGGTATAAAACACATACAAATGAATTCAAAAACTGTATTAAGTAAGATAATGTCATTATTAAACATAGAAGACACAATATCTTTAACAGACGCAAGAACGGCTGACGGAACAATTTTACAATCTCCAACTTTTGATTTAGGTGAAAAGGTAGAAGTAGTTTCAGAAGATGGAACTAAAACACCTGCACCAGATGGTGAACATCAAATTGAATTGAAAGATTCAGAAGGTAATGAAGTAATTATCAGAGTAATGACCAAAGATGGTATTATTACTGAAAGAGAAAATGTAGAGGAAGCAGAAAATGAAACTGAATTAGAAATGGTTCCAGTTGAAGAAATCCCTCAAGCATCAGGAGACTTATTAAAAGTAAACGAAACTCCAACTCAAAAGAATTCAGTAGAATCTGGCACCTTAAAGATGGCAGAACAAACTGATACCGCAGAACCAATCACAGAAGATGAAGATGCACCAACTAAAGAAATGCCAACTGAAGAAGTTGATATGGGCAAGATGATGGATGATATGTCTTATAGAATTGGTGAAATGGAAGCTAAGATAGCTAAGATGGAAGAAGCAATGATGCCTCCAGTTAATTCTGAAGTAACTGAAGAAGTTGCAGGAGTTAAGATGGCAGAAGTAGATGAAGAAGAGTTACCTAAATTAGATGGTGCTCCAATTGAGCAAGCTACTAAGTTTGCATCTCAAACACAAAACAATTATGGTAAGAAAGTAAATGATTCACAATCAAACTTCTTATCTAAATTATATAACTAATTATTAAATAAAAAAGAAATTAAAATGAAACAATTTCAAAAATTTGCAAACCCAGTTGTAACTTCAACAAGTTACGCGGGAGAGGCAGCAGCAGGATATATCGCAGCAGCGTTATTGAGTGCAAACACATTGGACAAGAAGTTAGTAACTATCATGCCTAATGTTAAATACAAATCTGTAATCCAAAAGATTTCAGTAGCATCATTAGTAAATGACGCATCTTGTGATTTTATCACAAACACAGGTAGTGTAACTATCGCAGAACAAGTATTGACTCCAAAAGAATTACAAGTTAACTTACAATTATGTAAGCAAGAGTTTGTAGCATCTTGGGAAGCTTTACAATTAGGTTTTTCAGCTTTTGATGAAATCCCTAAGTCTTTCAATGACTTCTTAGTATCTTATGTTGGTGGTAAAGTAGCAGAAGCAACTGAGCAAAACATTTGGCAAGGAACTTCAACTAATGGTTCTTTCGCAGGTTTCCAAAACATCTTATCTGCATCAGTAGCAGCAGGTGGAGCAACAGCAGTATTACCAGCAAGAACAACAGGTGGTTCATCTGCAATTATCTCTGGTAGTGTAACTTCAGCAAACGTAGTTTCTAAATTAGATTCTATCGTTCAAACAATCCCAGCAACTGTATATGGTAAGCAAGACTTATTATTATACGTTCCTACGAATGTAGCAAAAGCATTCCAAACTGCAATGGCAGGTAATGGTGCTTCTGGTTTAGGTGCTAATGGTTGGAACAATTCAATGAATATCGGAGAGAAGCCTTATAACTTCCAAGGTATTGAAATGGTATTGTGTCCAGGTTTGAGTGATTCTAACATCGTTGCAGCTCAAAAATCAAACTTATTCTTCGGTACAGGTTTGTTATCTGACTACAACCAAGTAAAAGTAATTGACATGAGTGACATTGATGGTTCACAAAACTATCGTATCATCATGAGATTTACTTCTGGTGTACAATTCGGTGTTGGACAAGATATCGTTTACTACGGAGCATACTAATATTAACTAACAAAAATTAAAACAAAGTATTATGGCTTGTAATTTATCAGCTGGAAGACAGGAAGTTTGTAAAGAATCAATTGGTGGTATCCAAGGGGTTTACTTTATTAACTATGTAACTGGCTCTTTCACTAAAAACGGAAGTGGTGAAGTAACTGCAGTACCTTCAGGGTCAACTCTTTATTTCTATACTCTTAAAGGTTCGAGTGCATATACTGAAACTGTTACAACTTCAAGAGATAATGGTACTACATTCTTTTCACAAGAATTAGTATTAAATCTTAAAAAGTTGACAAACGAGATGACTACTCAATTAAAGCTTATGGCTTATGGTCGTCCTCAAATTATCGTTTGGACAAATAATGGTGATGCATTGTTAGTTGGTGAAAAATTAGGTGCGGATGTAACTGCAGGTACAATTCAAACTGGTGGAGCATTGGGTGACCTTTATGGTTATTCAGTAACTTTCACAGGTATGGAACAATTACCGGCGGCATTCTTATCAGGTAGTTCAACAACAAACGCATTAGGTGGTCTAACTGCAAACTACACAGTAGTTACAGGGTCAGCTGCTTAATCAGTATTAGCATAAAAATATTAAACCCTACTCTTAACGGAGTGGGGTTTTTTGTTTTAACTATTTTAAGATAATGTTATGTTATTACAAGATACAAACAAGCAAATAACAAGATAATGCTAGCTTACTATATATCTCAATCTAACGCATACACATTTAGAACAGAACCAACTTCTAGTAATCAATTTACTATGTCTTTACAAGATATGTATACATTGCAGAATTTAACTATGTCTATGACAAGTATGAGTTACGAACCATACGAAAGTTATATTCAATTCACAGGGTCTATTAGTAGTTCCATAGTTGCATCTGAATATCGTGCTACATTATATAATAGTGCAACTCCAATATGGCATGGTTCAATACAAGTTTATAGGTCTCAATCAACAGACGATAAATCAGTATACGAAAACCAAATTCCTCCAGTAACTTCACACGCTAGTGAAAACAGATATACAATTTTGACATAATATGAAACAACAAGAAAAATTCTCAATCATCAACGTAAATAATAATTTGCTTCCTCTAATAACGGAAGATACAAAAACTCGTTACTCATGGATACCTTTTGGTGTTTATGGACATGATGATTTCTTTAATGCAGTAACAATGACTTTTAATGTATCAACAACTAACTCTGCATGTATAGAGGGTATTGCTGATTTAATTTATGGTAAGGGTATATACTCAAAAACACCTGCATTCAACGATGTATTACAAAAGTTAATTCCACAAGAAGAAACTAAAAGAGTTGCATTTGATTTAAAACTATATGGTAATGCATGTTATCAGGTATATTGGAACGATGAACATACTAAGATAATTAAGATGTATCATATTCCAGTTCAAACCATTCGTGCAGAAAAGATTGGTAATTCACCAAGAATAGAAAACTTTTACTATTGCATAGATTGGAATGACCAAAAGAAAATAAAAGAAAAGAAAAAGATTCCTGCATTTGGTACTTCTAATGAGAAAATGGAATTACTTTATATTAAGAATTACTCACCAGGTTTATATTATTATTCCCTACCTGATTGGGTTGCAGCAATGCAATTTGCAATATCAGAAGGCGAGATTAGTAACTTACATTTAAATAATATTACAAATGGTTTCTTACCTGCTGTAATGTTAAACTTTAATAATGGAGTTCCTGCACCTGAAGAAAGACAAACAATAGAAGATTTAGTTCAAGCTAAGTTTACAGGTACGGATAACGCAGGTAGATTTATGTTATCATTCAACGATGACCCTGCAACTAAACCAACATTAGATGTAATTGATATTAGTAATTTGCATGAGAAATATGATTATGTTGCAGAATATACACAAGATAGAATATTAGTTGCACATAGAGTAACTAGTCCATTACTATTCGGTGTTAGAACAAAGAACAATGGTTTTAGTTCTCAATCAGAGGAAATGAAAACTGCATTTAGTATCTTACAAACTATGACAATTAGTCCATTCCAAAACTTAATCTTAAATAGTTTAGATATGGCATTGACAGAAGGTGGATATGCAGATACTGAATTATACTTTGAACAATTAACACCATTAGTAATACTTGCACAAACTGCAGATGAGACAGGTAAGTCAGTTGCACAAGTTGAAGATGAAACTAATAAGTCAATGGAAAATCCTGCAACACAAGAAAACCCAGGTGACCAAACAACACAAGACGCAATTATACCTACTGATAAAAAACCAATTTCACAATCATCAGCATTCTTTGAAACAGAATACGAAATATTTAATAAAAAATAACTATGTCATACGCATTATTCATAAACAGAAACGATATTATAAAGAACACACCATTGCAAGGAGCAATTGATGCAGATGCTTTATTACCATTCGTTAGAACTGCACAAGATAAATACTTAAAGAATCTTTTAGGAACAATTCTATTTGATTACTTACAGGCACAAATCATTGCAAATACTGTTGGTAATTTATCTGTATATTATCAAGACCTTTTAGATGACTATATTAAAAATGCTTTAATGTGGTATAGTTGTGTTGAATACATTCCGTTTTCATCTGTTCAGTTTAAATCTAATGGAGCAGTTAAACAACAATCAGAACAAGGTATTGCACCAACAAAAGGAGAAATAGATTACTTAAAAGCACAGGCACAACAAAATGCTGACTATTATGCATTAAGATTACAAAACTATTTGATTGCATATTCTCAATTTATTCCACAATACTTACAATCTATTGGTAATCAAACTCAAATATATCCTGACCAAAGTAACATGTACTTCGGTGGAATACAATTATAAACTATGTCAACTGCATTAGTAACAAATACAAATACAAATTATACAAATTATTACAATTTGATTAATTTCTTTGCAGAGTATATGGCACAACACCCATCTATTACAGAAGTAGCAAATGAAGATTTAGCTGACTTTGATGAAAGAGAGTTTCCAAACTATCCTGTTGCAAATATAAATGTATTAGGAACAACATTTAAAGATACTACAACTGATTTTAATATGCAAATCATTATTGCTGACAAGTATAAAGAAAAGAATAATGAGAGTGATGAAAGAACAAATGAAATGTCAGTTCCGTTTTATGGTACAGATGATAAGTATGATATATGGGCAAACACATTAGCAATAATGAATGATGTTACCAGTTTTATACAAAGAGGTGTAACCAATTTTGATATAAATGGTGATATAAATTGCAAACAATACCATGAAAGATTTGATTCAGGTTTAGCAGGATGGACTATAAACTTTACTTTAACAACACACAACGACAGAAATCGTTGTCTATTTGAATTATACCCAAATTAATATGGCAACACCAATAATATCTAACACAGGAACAAACTATACTCTTTATTATAATGTAATAAATTATTTTAGAATTATAATGTCTAATCACCCATCAATAGGAGTTGCAACAACAGGTGACTTATTTGATATAGATGAAAGACAATTTCCTGCATATCCAATCGCAAACATACAAATATTAGAATCTGATTTTGGAACTAATGTAACTAATTTTAGATGTCAATTAATAGTTGCTGATAAAGTTAAAAATAGAAATAACGAAAGTGATGAGAGAACTAATGAACAAATAATTCCTTATTTTGGAGTTGATGATAAAGTAGATGCATTCGCAAATACTCTTGCTATCTTAAATGATTTAACTTCGTATACGCAAAGAGGAGTGCAAGGATTTGAAATCAACGATGATGTTGTTTGTACCCCATTTGCAGACCGATTTGATAATGGTCTGGCTGGGTGGTCAGGAGAATTCACTTTGACTACTCACAATGATAAAAATCGTTGTCTTTTTTTTTTACTAGGTGATAGTGGATTTATAATTCAAGATTGTCAAACAGGTGAAAGATATAAAGCAATATTAGACCCAGGCACTTATTCAACTACAATCGGTGGAGTATTCTCTACATTAAAATCACCTGGTTTATCAAATACATATGCTAACTTAGTGTGTTATATCATAGTAGAGCCAATAGAAGATTATGAGTGGGATTTTATAAATCTTCCAATAATTCAACCAGGAATCTTACAAACTTGCGCATTGTGTAATTTGTGGATAAATCCTAAAATATGGTCAACAACTCCTGCAGCATGGAGTGGAGCAGATGCAGAATTTAGAACATGGGCAACAGTATAAAAATATTAAAATAAAAATAATGGGAAGTTTAAGTAATCTTTATATATCACAATCGTATCAATCTCTAATTCATTTAGGGACTAACAATACTGCGTCTGCAAACTTAATTGAATTGCAAGATGGATTGGGTAATTCTATTGGAGTAGCAGTAAATACTAATGGAGATTTATTTCTTTCAGGTAGTTTAACTGCATCTTTACAACAAGGATATCTTTATGTTGGTGATTCAACTGGTAAAACAACTGCATTTGCAACGTCATCTTTGGTATCTAATGTTAATACATCATCATTAGTTACGACTGCTTCATTCAATGCTTATACTGCAAGTAACGATAGTAAAGTAAATCAGTTAATCAATGCTACATCATCATATGCAATCAGTTCATCTGTTGCAGCAGTAGACGCATCTCAACAATCTCAAATCAATTCTTTAATTGCAGCAACTGGCAGTTATGTAACATCTACAATCACTGCAAGTTCATTAGTGACTGCATCATTTAGTGGAAACACATTGACATTTACAAAAGGAGATAGTTCTACATTTGGAGTTGTTATCCCTGATATTAGTGGTAGCACAATCAATACAGGTAGTTTTGCAACAACTGGTAGTAATAATTTTAATGGTGGTCAAATAATTACAGGTAGTTTAGCTGTTAGTGGTGCAGTTGTAGTAACTGGTATTATAGCAATAAATGCAGGGGGGCCAGTTGGTTATTTGCAAACTGACTCAATATTTGCAAGAAGTGGAAGCTTGACACTCAATGGCCAACCGGGTAGTGTCATTATTACAAATTTCATGTCAAAACCAACTATTATACAAACCAATACTGAAATTACAGGAGCTCTTAATTTAACTGGTAATTTAACTGCATCTTTGCAACAAGGATTTGTTTTAGTTGGTAATGCAAGTGGTAGAACTACGACTGTTGCAACATCTTCATTTGGTACTACAATAGATACAGGTAGTTTTACAACAACATCTTCGTTTAACTCATATACTTCATCTACTAATATAAGACTAAATAACTTAGAAACTACATCGGCGAGTGTCAATATATCAATTAGTAATTTAAACTCAACTACAGCAAGCCAGGCAATTTCTATCACTAATTTAAACACATTTAGTGCATCTGCATTAGTGTCTATAACCAATTTAAACTCTGCAACATCATCTTATGTGACAGAAAGTGAAACTGCTTCTTTTGCAAGAACAAATGTTGACAATAACTTTTCTGCAAATCAAACATTCACAAACATAACTGCAACATCTGCATCTATTACATATCTTACAACTCTTTATGAAACTGCAAGTGTAATATATTCTAGTGGTTCAAATCAATTCGGAGATGAGTTGACAGACATACAAACTCTTTCAGGTAGTGTAAAGGTACAAGGTAGTTTAACAGTTAATGGAACACCTGTACAAACAAGTTCAGTTGATATCAGTGCATTAAACCAAGCAACTGCATCATTACAATCATTTACTCAATCAGCACAAATATCAATCAATGCATTAAATACAAATAGTGCATCTGTAAATACATCTATATCTGCATTAAATACTTTTACTGCATCACAATCAACTGCATCATTAGTAACATCTATAACTGAATTAAACACATTTAGTGCATCTACATTAGTGTCTATTAGTAATTTGAATAGTACGACTGCATCTTTGAATACATCGGTAACTAATATTAATTCTGCTACTGCAAGTTTATTTGATAGTGCAAGTTTAGCATTAGTAACTGCATCATTTGACACAGGTACTAGAAACTTAACATTCACAAAAGGAAATAATACAACCTTTGCAGTTAATATTCCTGATGTTAGTGGTAGTGCAGGTGATTTCGTAACAACATCTTCATTCAATGCATATACACAAAGTAATGACCAAAGAGTTAGTTCATTAGAAACAAATTCAGCAAGTGTTAATATATCAATAAGTAATATAAACTCAACTACTGCAAGTTTAAATACATTTAGTGCATCAGCATTGGTGTCTATTAGTAATTTGAATGCAAGTTCTGCATCACAACAAATTAGTATTGACAATTTAAATACAAATAGTGCATCGGTTAATACTTCTATAACTAATATAAATTCAGCTACTGCTAGTTTATTTACATCTGCAAGTTTAGCATTAGTAACTGCATCATTTGATACGGGTACTAGAAACTTAACATTTACAAAAGGTAATACAACTCAATTTAGTGTAAACATTCCTGACGTGAGTGGTAGCACAATCAATACAGGTAGTTTTGCAACAACAGGTAGCAATTCATTTACAGGTATTCAAACATTTGTTGATGGTACAAATTTCAGTTCATTAGTTCCTACATCGGGTAGTTTAATGTTAGTTGCTAAATCATTTACATCAGCATCTGCACATCTTTCATCTTCATTTACGAATAGTGTAAACTTAATATTTAAGAACAATAATAATACTGCAGATACAATTATATCAGGTAGTAATAACTTATTTGTTAATCCAGCTGCTCCAACTGCAGGATATAAAAGATACATAGGTGGTAGTGGTAATATAATGTTGAACGCAAGTACTGTCCCACTAATAAGTGGTAGTATGGTATTTAGTCCAATAATGACTAATAACTATTTTGGTGGTAATGCAACTACATTAACTATGAGAGGGCCTGTAAGTGCTTCTACATGGACTTTTGCAGGTAATAGTGTAAATGGAACAATAAACATAGGAAATGCAGGAGTTTCTGCAGAGAGATTAACTGCAGGATTAACAATAACTGCTAATATTATTGCAGGGTCATTGACTGCATTTGCAAATCAAACTGCAATAACATCTTCTGCTACAACGGCAAATGCTAATATAATCGTAGGAGGTGTAACATTAACTTTAAGTTCATCTGCAGCAGGATTTAGTAATAATATTGTAAACGATAATGCTTTTACTTTAATTAATCAATTTTCATCAGGAAGTTTAGGATTGGGTCTCCCAGTTGTAAATCAAAATACAATTGGTGGTTCTACTAATACATTCTATATAACAGGTAGTCAGCTAGTTGCAGGAACAGGCCCATCACTTAACCAAAACTTTATATTTGGCCAGACCAATATATTATTTGCAAACGCAAGTGATGCTAGAGTAAGTGGTAGTATTGCTTATATGAGCTCACTTGCTACTGGTCTAATGGGACAAAGATTGATTGCAAGTGGTAGTTCTAATGTAAATGATTTAAACTCTTTCGGTAGTGTATTCGTAGGTAGATTTAATGCAAATGACGGAATTAAAAATAAAACATCTGATGTAGTCTTTGCAGTAGGTACAGGTATATCAGGTAGTGGAAACACAGGTAGAAAAACAGGCTTCTTAATAGATAGTGGGTCTAACTCATACTTTGAGGGAACACTAAATGTAAGTGGTAGCACATCCCTAACAGGTAGTTTGACAATTCAAAGTGGAAGTTCATTCTTTGCAAATGGAAATAAACAATTTAATGTTGGTGCATTCCAATCAAATATAAATCAATCAGGTAGTGCAAATGTATCTCAATCTATGAATTTTGAAGTAACTGATATATCAAGCGGTGTATCAATTGTATCTAATTCACGAATTACATTAGCAAATAGTGGAACATATAACATACAATTCTCAGCACAAATTCTAGCAGATACAGGAGCAGATGATGTATATATTTGGTTAAAGAAAAACGGAACTAATGTAGCGGCATCAGCAGGACATGTTGTATTAGCAAATAATGAAGAATTGATTGCAGCATGGAATTATGTTGTAGATGCTGCAGCAAGTGATTATTTTGAATTAGTTTGGCAAAACACTAATGGTGATGCACTCCTATTAGCAGAAACTGCAACAGGTAATATACCATCAATTCCATCAATAATACTAACGGTCACACAAGTAAGATAATATGGCAACATTATTAGAAGTAGCTAAACGATTAGGTGAATTAACCGCAATTAAAGCACCTAGAAGTAAAAAAGGTTCTAATGGTAATCCTCCTGGTAATCTTAAAAGACAATTAAAATCTGTTAATACAGGTAGAAATGTATTAAGTGGTAGAAACTCTGCAGGTGCTGAAAAACAACTTATAGAAGATTTAAAAACAGGAACTTATACTTTTGAATTTAATATAGATGTTGCACCACCAGGAGCAGAATATGGTAAGTATTGGAACGACCCTGATGTATCTGAACAAGTTGAAAATCAAAGAACAGGTAATAAAGATAAAATAAATTTTGCAGACCAAGCAGTAGAATCTGCTGAGTTTCAAAGTATGTTAGACGATTATATAGAAACTTTAACTGACAAGATTGCAAATAGTGTTTCTAAAGCGATAGACAAAGAGTTAAAGTAGTCATCCAATACTTTTATTTTTTTATTGGTTATTATTAAAAAGGAAATAGATGGCATTATCAATCACACAGACACCGGCGTTAGTTAGTTTAGCTCAATCACCGATTATATTTACAGTTACAGAATCAACACCTGTTTATACATCATCCTCATTTCAATATGTGGGTGAATTATATTATTGGACAGGTAGTTTAACCAATTCAAGCAGTCTTTCGGATTACACAATTACGAAATTCCCAAACACAGTAAATGTAGGTATTTTTGACTTGAATAGAATTATTAATTCAACTCTAACACCTCTTGCAATTGCTAATACATCATCGGTTTCATACTTTGCAGTTGATTTTTATTTCCAATATTTAAGTGGTAGTACATATGTAACCGGGTCTCATACCCGTTCACAAACTTATAAAGCATTGGATGGTTATGGTCTATTCCAAGAACCAATTGGACAAAACATAACATCATCATCTATTTACTGGCCTTTGATGACTGATGGCCCTGCAACTCAATCTGCGTTTATAGATAATACAGGTATTGCAGGAATTTATACAGGTGATGCAGGTGGAACAAATCAACCAACTAAAATAGTATATACATCTAATTTAGGAACTGCAAATTATAATGTTAGTTCATCTCTATCATCATCAGGACAAATATATTCTTATCCAATAGGGCCTGCACAAAGTGGGTTTCCTCTTTCAACAAGTGGAATGGAATACTTTTCAGTTCAAGCATTTTCAGGAAGTGTTGCATTAAGTAGTCCTATTTTATATAATATAGATTGTATCCAAAAGTATCCAAATGTTAGAATAAAATTTAAAAATAGATACGGACAATTTGATTACTTTAACTTTTATATGGTTAGTAAAGAATCATTCCAAACTGAAAAAAGAACTTATCAACCACAATTAGGAACATGGGAAAGTTCTACATTATCTTATCAAAAATACGATACAGGTAATCAGGCATACATTGCAGATTCTAAACAAGGATTAAGTGTTAATTCATTTTGGATTTCTGAAGATTATAACGATATTCTAAAACAATTATTAGTATCTGATGAAATATATTGGGTATATGATGAAGCAAATGATTATGTAAGACCTATTACCATTGTAACTCAAAATATAGTATTTAAAACAGGTGCAGTAGATAAGTTAATACAATATCAATTTGACTTCCAATACGGCCAACCATATAAATTAATAATATAATATGGGAATTATTTCTACTCAAGCATTTACTTTTAGATTAGTTGCTAATGGCACTCAATTGGATATATTTGACGATGAGGATATTAAACTATCTAATAATGTAACAGGTCTATTTGATATCGGTCAATTACCATCAGACTTTACAAGACAAATAATTTTACCAGGTACAAAAGTAAACAATGCTTTCTTTGAGCATGTATATGATATTAGTATTGACTCACCATTTCTTTTTAATACAAACATTAAAGTTCCTGCATACTTTGACTTTGACTCTGTTTATCTTTCAAACGGATATATTCAGTTAAACAAAGTAAACGTAGTTGAAAATAAATTTGTTGATTCTTATGAAGTAACAATGTTTGGAACTTTATCTTCATTCGGTAGAGATATCAATAGAAACTTTTTAACTGATTTAACTACATTATCATCATATAATCATACCTCATCTTACGATAATATTACAGCAAGTTGGAGTGGTAATTTATTTAATGGAGATATAGTTTATCCACTTGCCGATTATGGTAGTGGATATGCATTTACACAAGGTTCATATGAATTATTTGGTTTGGATGACCAAGATGGTGCATTATGTGTACAAAACTTTAAACCTGCAATTAGAATTAAACCTGTATTGAATGCAATCTTTGCAGAGGCAGGATACACATACTCATCGTCATTTATGGCACAACCTATGATAGATGACATTTATATGGTTTGTAATAATTCATTAAAATATCCTGAATATGCGGGTGTTGATTTGGAAGGATATGGTAAAATAAAAATAGGTGCAATATCAGGTAGTGGTATGACAGACATAAATCTACCATCAGGCAGCTGGGTAACTTTACCTTGGTTTAATGAATTATCTGACCCACAAAATTTTTATACAAATGGTGCATACAGAGTTGAACAACGTACTAATTTAAGAGGAGTATTAAATATAAATATAAATGTAAGTGGCTCTGCAAATAATATGCCAGGTACATTTTCAGCAAATGGAACATGGGGATTAAGAATGATAGAAACAGGTAGTTTAACTCCTACTTCAAATCAAGCAATTCCGGCTTATATAAGATTTTTTGACCAATTGCAACAAAGTAGAGGAGCTATAACTGTTGGTATCAATACAACATATCAATTAGAAACTGAGTTTAATTTAAATAGCGTACCTGTTGGTAATTATTATTTTCAAATACTTCAATCACCTAATTATCCATCATCGGTTGCATCTTTACCTGTTGTGACATTAGACCCACTATCAACAACTAAATCTTTTTTAGAAATTAGACAAGTTAATTCAGCTGCTGATGGTAGAATAATGGACATACCTTCTAATATGCCGTTTGGAACATCAGGGATTAAACAAATAGATTTTATATTAGGTTTACAAAAGAAATTCAATTTAGTAATTTATCCAAATAGAACACAATTAAATCAGTTTATAATTGAAACATTTAATGAATGGTATAAAAGAGGAGAAGTAAAAGATTTTAATAAATACATTAACTTGGATAAGTCATTAGAGTTTATACCTGCAAATAATTTAGCAGTTAATAAATTAAACTTTGGAGACACATTAGATACAGATTATATTAGTCAACAATTTGCCAAAGCAGCAAATAGAGAATATGGTAAACAATATTATATAGACACCACAAACTTTTATTCACAGGGAGAATATAATGTAAAAACTACATTTGCATCTGACCCATTGATTAGAATACCAGGTACTGGTTTATCAGGTAGTGTTGGTGGTATCAATCCTACTCCTACACAATTTTATGCGGGTAATTTTACCTTCACACCATCATCTAATGCTAGTTATGTATGTAGCTCACCAATTGCATTTGATATGTATACAGTTGATGGTATGATTACACCAGGACAAATTGCATACTATGACAGATATGGTGAGTCACCTATTACTGGATTTTATTATTTTACATATGGTGGCGGAAATGAAATTTATGAAATCAATAGAGTAACAGGAGAAATAGGATACGGAAGTGGATACTTCTGCTAAAATAAAATAGATTATGAGTCAAATAATTCCAATATACATACCAACATTTATTAGTGACCAAAACTATAATCCAAGTAGAGTTTTACCACATATCTATTTTTATAATGGATTGATAGATTGTGAAACTTATTGGATTGAAAGTGGGTCAGCAGCTTTTGGTGGTGTAACATATCAACAAAATGCATTTCCATACTTTGACAATTATAATGTAGTATCAGGTAGTTTCCCAACAACAAATAGTGAATCATTACTTTTTAATAATGAGAATGCTGCATATGGTCAAATACCAACTGAAAATCTTTATACAACTTATTGGGAAACTTATGTTTCACTTTTATATAATCCAAAGACAAGGTTATTAAATTGTGAGGCAATTATACCTTTAGCAGATTATTTCAAAATGGAATTGAATGATGTTGTAAACTTTAAGGGTAATTATTATCACCTTCGTGCAATAAACGAATATTCTCTTAAAACAGGGGAGTGTGTACTACAATTATTAGGGCCAATAATTAGGGATACATTGAGTGACTTACAACCAATTCCAACAGTACAAGCATCATCATCGGTTAGTTGGTCATTTACTGAAACAAGAACGAATGGAACATTTACTGTATTTGATGATGCAACAACACTTGCAACATTAACTGCAAATGGTAGTGGTAGTGCACAAATATCTCAATCACATTATGTAACGGCATCATTAGCACCTGTAAGTTATCCATCATCTGGAAGTGTAACAATGAGTATAAATGTAAATGGTGGAACTACACTTGTAGCAACGGGAAGTACAAACACAACAATAAGTGCATCATTCTTAGTTGGTGCAGGACAACAATATGGTATAACAGGAAGTATTGAATGGAATGATACGCCATCATTAGCACTTGAATATTTAGTTGTTGCAGGTGGTGGTGGTGCAGGTTCACAAAGTGGAGCAACTAGTACGTGGCCTGGAGGTGGTGGAGCAGGTGGATTTAAAACAGGAAGTATAACTCTTAGTAGTTCTGTTTCATTACCTGTTGAAGTTGGTACAGGTGGAGCTGTAAATACGAATGGTACTACTTCTTCATTTAATTCATTAACTTCAACAGGTGGAGGAGCAGGTGGTTCAGGTAATTCTGACCCTGGTAATAGTGGAGGTTCAGGTGGAGGCGGTTCAACGACAGGTAATTCAGGTTCAGGTGTGCCTGGAGAAGGTTATAATGGAGTTAAGGCATTTTATGCAAGCCCAACTAATTATAATGGTGGTGGCGGAGGAGGAGCAGGTGGTGGTGGATTTATTGGTACTCCAGGTTCTACATTAGCATGGTTAGATGGAAATCAATATGCAGGTGGAGGAAATGGTGTAAGACCAGATGTATCCGGCTCACTAACATCAGGTTCAGGTGGTAATGCTCCAAATTCAAGCGGTCAAAATGGAATTGTTATAATTAGATATGCTGGTAGTGGAAGTCAAGCAACAGGCGGTATAATATCATATAGTGGAAGTTATACTTATCATACGTTTATATCAGGTGGAACATTTACTTATTAATAAATTAATATCACTAATAGAAACAAATTAAATTGTTATTAAGAATATGATAAAGGATATAATAGAATTACTGAATACTAATGAATACTATGGAGTAAGTGAGAGAGTTGATATTGCAAAAGGAAAATATCAAACACCTTTCACATGGAAAGATACATGGAAACATATTAAAAGACGATTATGGCCGACAAACAAGTCAAAGTAAAAATTGATGTAGAAACTAACGTAGAAGGTTCAATTGCAGAATTAAAAGCATTGAAAAAGCAGTTGAAAGAAACTGCTGCAGGTAGTGAAGAGTTTAAAAAAATCTATAATCAAATTGATGATTTAGAAGATAAAATTAAATCTGCAAAAGGAGCATCTGCTGACTGGATTGACTCATTAGAATCAGCAGGAGGCCCTATCGGTATGTTAGGTGCAGGGTTGAATAAATTAAAAGTTTCAACTCAATCTTTTGGTGCTGCGTTAAAAGCAACGGGTATTGGTTTAGTAGTTTCAATTGTAGCTGGATTAGTTGCTGCATTTAGTCAAACAGAGGGTTCTTTGAAGAAATTAGAACCTTTGTTAATTGGTTTAGAAAAAATCTTTGGGGGTATTGTAGAAGTAATGCAACCTCTTTTAGATATATTTTTAGAGTTAGCATTAAAAGCATTACCATATATAACTTCTGGTATTGGTAAATTATATTCAGGGTTTGTTGCATTCTTTACTTTAATAAAAGAAGCTGGAACAGGTGTTGGTAAAATTCTTAAAGGTATATTCACATTAGATACAGATTCAATTACCGAAGGTTATGCACAAATAAAAGGTAGTTTAAGTAAAACAATAGAAGCATATGATGAAGGTGTTAAAAGATTTGAAGTAGGAACAAAGAAACTTACTAAAACTCAAAAAGAAAATCTTAAAACTCAAAAAGAAGATGCAGATAAAGCATTAGCTGATAAGTTAAAACAAATGGAGGCTTTAGATAAATTAGACGAAGCCCGTTTAGAAAAACTTAAAGCAGAAGCATTAGCAATTGCAACAACAGAACAACAAAAATTAGATATTGAAAAACAATTTGCAGAAAAATCATATCAATTAGCTAAAAAAGATATAGAGGATAAGATTGCCATAAATAAAAAATATGGTAAAGATACAACGGAATTACAGGCAGATTTAGTAAAATTAGATGCAGATAATATTAATAAAAAAGCTGAAATAAATGATAAGCAAAAAAGTTTAGATGAAAATGTATTAAAGGAATTAAAAGAATTTAATAAAAGAGCTACTGATATTAAAACTCAGGCTATTATAGACGAATTAACACAATCTAAACAATCTAGAGCAGATAAATATACAGAAGACCTTGCAGCATTAGAAGAAGATAAAGTTTTTATTACAAAATCAGAAACCGAAAAGCAAGAATTAAGAAATGCTTTAAAAGCAACATTTGACCAAGATACTATTAAATTAGAAAGTGATGCACAGGCTAAACAACATGATTTAAAATTAAGAGGATTAGAATTAGAATCACAAGGTTTGATTGAAGGTACAATGTCTTATTTTGCAAATAAGAAAGCTATATTAGATGAAAACTATGCAAA